TACTTTCCTTTTCCTTGAATGTCTGTTAATGCTTTCTCCATTTCTTTGTTATTCACTACAAACTTCAAATCTTCCCCTCCCTTAATTCAGGAACACCGTTCCATTGAATATTAGGGGGAGTTCCTTCACGCACAGTCCATTTCTTTCCAACTAAATTACCATTGGTTCTTGAACCAACCAATTCAGCAAAGAAGTGTATTTCATTCTTTACTTTCTTTTTTGAGCAATAAATCTCTTGTTCTAATTTTCCGCCCCAATCTTTCCAAATAGGTTGAACACCAATAGGTGTGTTTTCAACATACTTTTCTGCTTCGTGAGTGATATAAATTGTATCACAATTTAAGTGATAAATTGCCTTCAATAAGAAATAGAAAGTTTTATTTCTTGGGCCATAATCTCTTGGCATCATGCGGGTAACACTTCTTGGGTCAGGATTAACCTTAAGAATACAACTGTTAAGCCAACTATCAACTCCATCCATAATGAATAGAATATCTTCACCTGCCTCCATTTGTTCTCTAGCGAAACTAATGAAGTCATGGGAGTTTTGTTCACTTTTAATAATATCTATTACATTGTCTTTCTTTGTAACAATAGGACAATACACATTAATTCGGTCGGTTGCATCATGATGTTCAAACCATGTTGATTCAACGCCTCTATCCCAATCAAGAACATAAATGTTCTTATCGGGGAAGTCTAATGCAATTCCAGTCTTTCCAGTCTTGGGTTCTCCCCAAATACCTAATACCATTCGTGCTTTTCGTTCTGCTCTCTTTTGAGCCATCAATTCTTTAAAATTCAGTTTTTCTTTTTTAATCCCTAGCAAGCCAATCACCTATATCATTTTCATTTATATCTACATCTTTTCCATTTGCTAAACACCAAGCCTTAATTATGCTCAGTAATTCTTTTTTGCTAGAACATATAAATCTAGTTTCTTTTGTTCCAATATGAAACTTCATAAAATATGTTCCCTTTGTTTTATCGTTTTCATTCCAAGTGAGAAAGTCCACCTTTTCTAAATCGGCAATATAACTTTCTCCTTTAAGAATGAATTTATTTTCTATTATATCATTCATTTATTTTTCCTCCTAAGAGAACGGGCTTCGCACCCGTTTTGACCTACATTCATTGGCATTAGATTACACACGCACTTTATCAATTAAACCTCAAAACCAATCAAATGATTCTTCTTGTGGAGCATCTACTTCAATAGGCGCACCACGCTTTTCAGTTACAAGAACAGAAGAAACATTGATTGTTACAGGGTCAGCGACTCCATCAATCAATCGTTGAGATGTTCGACCAACAACAATTACAGAAGAACCAATTCCAAAATCAATGTTCAAATGTTCGGGAATCCAACAAGTAGTCATGTTTGATTCATTATCATAATCGAACTCTGCATTCAAGTCAGTAATATTTAAAATACGATTGCCATTTGAAGTCGGCATCATATTCATATTACAAACTGTTCCACCAGTAATAACGAAACGGTCTTTTGCAGGTAGAGTTTGGCGAGTAATGTGCGCTCGGTCAATTTCTACCAATTCAACCATATGACTTTCAAAGTTTTCATTTAGAACACTAAGCCAATCTACTTCTCCCATATCTCGATAATCAGAGTTTTCAGGGTCTAAGTCATCATTACGAATAAGACTGTCTTTTGTTGTCATTGTCATACCATATAGATTATTTCCATCTTCCGAAGGAATCGCTACAAAGTGAACAAAGTCATAACAATCGGGAGTAAATGCTACTCCACCGTCATTCTTGTAAGAGAAGGTATATGATTTCATTTCAGCACCATCAACACTTCCATAGAATACTCCGGTTCTTCGCATTTGTTCCAAAGGCAAAGGCTTACCATAGTTTCGATTTTCTCCACCATTCATGTATGCTTTTGTATTATCCAAAGGAATAACCATTACACCATCTTGCATTTCTTCTGCACCGGATGGCAAATCCGAAACCATTCGCTCTTGATATTCACCATTATAATAACGACTAATCATCCATTTACCCAAAGCATTCTTAGTAGCGACTGCTACATGCCCTTCATTCAAAGCATTATCCGAATCACGGTTGTATTCTTCTTTTGCCTTATTACGATTCCAAGACATCATATCTCTCGGTGCTTCTAAAGCAACGAAGAAACCAAAACATTTCTTAACAAGAGAATTACTTCCTGTATTCTGTGTTGTTTCACCTTGTTTTGCTCTACGAACAACTTGTGCGGCAAATGAACGCCATAGGCCAATTCCTAAATCATCATTTACCTCTACATTGTTTTCGGCGCAAATAGCCGTATATTTTTCTGTTGCTTCCTCCACCGTCATATTCAGGTGTTGTGCGCTCTTTTCCAATTCTGTTTGCATTTTTTCGCTTAACATATTTTCACTTCCTTTTTCATATTAGTTGTCCAACCATCCATGATAGTAATACTTTCGGAGTCATGGTAGTTGAACGATATTCGCTTTCTCCGACTGTTCTTAACAGTTTATACTTGGTAGTATTATCCAAGCCATCCGAAGCAATAATAGCATTATGCAAACCTAAACAGATTTGTTTAACGCTTCTACCTTCATAAACAATTTTATGAAGGTCTGTTAGTGCTTTGTTTGGATTTTTATTTAGTATTTCAATTAGTATTTCATTGTATTCTTTGTGAGATGATTCTATTTGTTTCGATAATGAGAAGCCGGAGGACTTAGCCGCCTGTATCTCGGTAATTGCCCTACGCAAGTCTCCATCTACCTCATATATGAAGGTTGCTAATTCATCATCTGCAAATACATTTACTTGCTCTTTTTGAAGCATTGACTTGATTACTTCAAGAATGACTTCATTCGCAAGTGGCTTAAAATGATAATTAGCACACCGACTTTGTAATGGGTGAATAATCTTACTTCTGTCATTACAAGTAATAATGAAGCGAACATTGTTTGCATATCTCTCCATAAGACGCTTTAGCGCACTTTGAGCATCAACTGTCATTCCTCCTAATTCATCCAATAGAATAATTCGGAAAGGAACATCTCCAATTGTTCCGCTTTGTGCAATATTCTTAATTGTGGTTCTTACAACTTCAAGTCGCCTATCATCGGAAGCATTTACTTCTACAAAGTTATCATTAAAACAATCACCAAGAATATCTCTTGCTAAGGCAATACCAGCCGCAGTTTTACCTGTTCCGGCATTACCAAAGAATAATACATTTGGCATGTTTCCTTCTTCAATCCAAGTAGCGGCATCCATTACAAAATGTTCTTGCCCTACAATATCTCCTATCTTCTTTGGTCTATATTTTTCTGTCCATAACATATTTATTCCGCCTTTAATTCCCAAATTGCTTGTTTATTATCTCCACAAAATCCAGTTTTCTTGGCAACACTTCTCATAAGATTAGATAATTGATTCATAGTTGGAGTATCATTTCTCCGACTTTCACGCTTATTTTTCTTATAGCCTACAATCTTACCATCTTTAATAATTCGTTGTGTTCCCCTTGTTGTTGGGTCTTCTTTCAATCTTTCCATAATCTGCCCTGTTGTTTTTGGGCCGTCTTCTAAAATTCTTTTTATTCTCTTTTTATTATTTTTATTTAAACTCATAGATAATCACCTAATGTTTTTTGCTGAACCCTTACAGGGTCAGTCTTTCGTCTTCGTCTTTTTTCTCCAAGCCCAAGTATTCGACAATCTCCATTGTTAAGTTTAGTTTTAGCAAACTCTACAAACTCTTCGTCTTTCTTAAACTGTTTGAATAATCTTTCTTCACCACTTTTAATTCCCAATCGTTTAATTAGTTTAGGCTTCTGCGAATACTTTCCTCTCTTTGGCATTGATACCTGCCCAAATGTTTTACCACTGTGGGTATATGCCAACATCTCATAAAAATAAGACAAAGGCCATCTACGCTTTACTACGCTATCAATGAATACTATTTTGTTTGGGTGCATATTCTCTACCAACCAAGAGAGTATTTGAGTATCGGATGGTTTATTATACCACAATACTTTTGCCATTAAATCTCTATCTGTTTCTTTTAGATACATAGATACTAAACTGTATGTGTCTTGTTCCATAGATAGAGGTTCACATGAATGAGGTGCTATTTCTTGTATAGCAGTTCGTAGATATTTATTTGAACCTGCTCTTTTTATTTGGCACATACTCTTAATATCTTTAGGAACTGATTTCTCATTAATTGAAGTAATAATTACCTGCCCTCGATATTTTCTAAGAACATTAAGTATTTCATCTTTCTTTGGTTTGATGTGTATGTCTTCAATAATTATTCCATCTTCTCTTGACATTGAACCTAATTCTCTAATTCCCATTTCATTAGCATAATACAATGCGGCATCCGGCAACCATTCTTTCGCCTTAGTTGTTTTTCCTGTTCCTGCTTTACCAGTTAAGAGTATTGGTCTTTTTGTTTCCATTGTTATAAATCCCATTATTAAACCCCTTTTAATTCAAAGAGTGCTTCTAAGCCCTCTAATTGTAAATGCCTATCGTTGGCTACAATATCTACTGCTTGCCTAAAGACTACCCACTCATCTTTTGCATCCGGCAGATTCTCAGGAATCAACTCACATATTTTGAACAAGTTTTTGATGCCTCCAATTCGTAGTATAGGCTTTGGTCGGCTTTTATGTTCACTTTCTTTGTATGTAGTGGCTATTTGGTGCTGTAGCAAACTTCGTTGAATTGCTAATAGAAAGCCAGCATTTGCTCTTAGATTTACTCTAAGCCTAACTCTATAACCAATTTGTGATTTATCATTTCTATCTAAGTAAATGTCTGTCTTAGACATACCGAGAATAATACCAATTAACATATCTTTACTAAACATACTTATTCCTCCTTCTTTGAGTATTCATTATGATGAGGCCAATATCCTTCTACTTGAAGTGAATTGGGTTCTAGCCAATAAATATCTGCCGGTTGAATTGCTTTCACACCTCTCCTAAGAGCATTACTTTGTGCATTAATAATAGCAACACGAATATATGTGTCAGCCCATTCCGATAATAGTCGAATTGCTGCATTACTAATTGGCATTTCTACTTCTTCCCTCGCTACTTTTCTCACGCTAATTTTAGTTTTAAGCCTAAACTTCTCAACAGGTTCAGGTTCGGGAGTAATAAATACTCCATCTTCAAAATAAGGAACAAGTTTTGCTTTCATCTTCTTTGGTCTTCCTTGAGTAGTAGTTACATCTTTTAGATGTGCATATCCCTCTTCGTCTATTTCAAGACAAGTATATGTTTTAAAATCTATTACAGTCAATCCTCCAACTTCAATCATTTCTTTCACCTCTACTTTGTTTTAACATAGCAAGCACCACTTCTTGACTTGCGCCATTTTCTAAACTTCTTATTGCCAAATCCATTACAAGTTGCAATGCTTCGGGTTCGTTTTCTTCTTCCCAAACTTGTAACCTATACAAAGTCTTATCTAATTTCAAATTACGAGCAAATGTTTTTGCTGTTCCATCCCCAACAGGGGCATAATCCAATAGCAAATCAATATCATCTAATGCTCGTTTCATACAGATTATCTTATAGGCTAAAAGTTTTCTCGCCTTTTTCTTTGAGATACTATTAACTTGAAGGATATTACCCCGCTTGTCTATTACATGAGTATCATTACAACAACCTTGTGCAAGTCTCGGTGTGGCTTTCATTCTTTCTTCATCACTTATCATTCAAATCATCTCCATTACATTGTCAATTGTATTTATGTCTGCTACGAACTTATCATCTCTAATTCGTTTCATTCTAGGGAATCGCAAACCAATGTTCCCTTTTGCATCTCTGCTAATTAAATCAGCCTTAACTTCCAAAACAATTCGAGGAAGGAATACATATCTTCCATCTTTGTATGATTCTACAATCTTACGCAATTGATTAGTTAAGTTAATCAAATCAGTATCAGTAAATCCTGTTCCAATAGAACCAATATTAGTGAATCCTGTTTCGGACTTAACACCAATCTCAAAAGTTCCAAATACATTTGCTCTACGACCTTCTCCATAAGAAGCCGCAAGAATAACAACATCTAATTCAATTTGAGGTGGTTTGTATTTAGCCCAACCTGTGCTTCTTTTACCTGCTTCATATGGTAATGTAGTATCTTTAACTATAATACCTTCAAAACCATCATTGATTGCATTGTTATAGAATGCCATAATGTCTCCACCTGTTTCCATTCTATGTGCTTGGTCTGGATTAGACTTAAATTTCTCTAATCTTTGAGCATAAGAAAGATTCATAATAGTTTCACTCTCCCATTTTAAACAATCAAAAATAACCCATCGAACCGGCACTCTTTCCATAGCCTCGGCATGGTCTTTAGAATGGACTCTCGTTCCCATTTTCTTGTGTTCATCGGGGCTTCCGTCTTCCTTTATCGGGTAGATTTCACCGTCGAATATGGCTTGTATAACTGCATATTCACTTACTTGTTGTGCAACATCAGCAAATTGAGGCGTTACAATTTTACCTTTACGATTAAAAATAATCACACTTTCTTTATCCTTATGGATTTGATAACGATTACCGTCATACTTATAATCAACAATAGGATTTGACGGCCACTTCTTCATAGGTATTTCTTTAGCAAGCATTGGTGAAATAAACTTTCCATGCGTTAAATTACATGGAGGTTCTTCATTACGCTCATAATATGAAACTACATCTTTGATTGAATTGAAATTACAATGTTTCTTGACAAGTGTAATTTTCTTATTGTAATGCTTGGCTATAATCTTTTTAACTACACCATCACGCAAACCATTACGAGTTGTTTTCAACCAATGGCGAATAAACCACTTTGCTTCCAAAGCCGACAAGTCTTCTAAGAAAGAATCAATTGCCCGATAAGCATTAGAATCTACTCCGCCACAGTCCAAAGAAAGTATTCTATGAAATGTAGCAAGGTTATGTTCTACTTTTGTTTTTGCTGATGGGTCGAGATAATAAATAGCATCTCCCAAATCATCATGCACATTGTATTCTTGTTCAATTTCATCATCAAAACACCTATACATTTTAGTGAGCCATTTCTTAGCCTTTGCTAAACCTATATTGTTTGATGGGTATTCTTGAGATAGAATCGCAAAAAAGATTGGTTTATCCTCAAAGTTCTCCAGTTCCCTCGAAATCAAAGTTATTTGTTGAGTCGGGGTCAAGTGTTCCGTTGCTTCTAATAGTCTCGTCATTTTCGTCATTGTCATCTATAATCACCTCATTATTTTTATTTATTGTTATTACCAGTTGTTTTAGCAGCCTACTGATACGCTGATTCTTTTTGGCTGTCTTTTGGCATATGCCCACATTAATCGTGAAATATAATTCCAATCATTCCTCTTCATCTAAACCACCTAGTAATCTAGTAAAATTAACATTCATCATATGAACTGCATTTGCTTCTTGCATTTTGTTGATTTGTAAAAACTTATCTGTCATTGTCATTAGTGTGGCTTGAGTAATGTAAATTGCATACTTTGATAATTTTTCATCAGTTTGAATTTCCCAATAGATTACAAAGGTCGCTCTAATATATAGATTGGCTTTACTCATGGTAGCATGTTGTTGATTAAACAAATCAAGATACCTGCCCTCCAAGTTCTTTCGCATTTTCTTTGCCCATTGATTCAAAGATTTATCTGTTTTCCAATGTTTTTCATAATTCATTCTTCTTCACCTTCTTTTCTATTCATAGCAACTCTTACAGAAGCCATTAACTCTCTTTCTTTAATAATATATTCTTCCATTTCTGCTTTCATTTTAATGAAAGCCATTTGAACATTACTCGGTTGAACTCTACAACCATGACCTGTGTTGGGTGCTTTAATCATTTGTTCATCAACATACTCCGCAAACAAATCCACAAGTTCACTTGCTCTTGTTCGGAATCTATCAACAGAACCATTTGCATATTGCCGTTTTGGATTAGCCAATCGTAATGCTTTTCTTGCTTGTTGATAGGGAATCCTATTCTCTTGATATTCTCTTTCTATTTCTTCATTCATTTAAAACCCTCTGTAATACATTTAATAATTTCTTTGCTTCTTCCATATTCAAACGAATACCTTTTCTTGTTGGCTTTGATGAGGTGTGCCAACGAATATCCAAGACTTCGATATTGTAATATTCACCTGTTTTAATTAAAATTTCATGAGTTGAATCCCTTGCTATTGTTCCCCTTGTTTCAAATTCATCACTCATTGAACCACCCCTGCTTAAACTTGTCTAATTCTTTTCTTGCAGTAAAATACTTTGGGGTTTCTAATTCATCAAGCCGATTAACAACCCAACACGAACCACCAATGCTTGATACTTGGACAATTTCATACTGCCCATCATTTACATTAATGACTTCTTTAGTTTGTATTTCAGGAACCAAACCATACTTGTAAGTAATTTCCTTTGCTACTTCATGTATATTTTCTACAACATACTTAATAATGTGCGCCCTTTGAATAGGAATCTTAGGTGCAACTTTAATTGACAATTTACCTTTCATCCCACATACTTTACATTTGTTTCCTTCACAAATAGGACAAGGTATTTCAGCATTGTGTGGTGCGGGTAGTGTTACTGTAACTGCTCTTTTTTTCATAATTGTTCCTCCTTTCTAAAATAGTGCCGAACTTTGTTGTTGTTGTGTAGTGCAACAACAGGGTTATAAGTATTCTTTATTGCGATAGATTCGTATTTTTTGCTTAGATAGTATTGTAATTCTCTAGTGGTAGGGATTAAGTCTCTTCCATTTGTATATTGAGTTTTTTTAGTATAAAAGAATGGAGTTTTATTGTCTAAATCTATTAACATAAAAAGGTCATCTAATATTTTAGATATTGTTTTAGGCTCGTCAGTTATTACCCTATCAATCCATTTTTTAGCCTTACTGCTTATCTTTCTACCACCCATATTTATTCCTCCCCTCTAAAATAATGGACTGTTGCCTTATAATTTGTCTTAACTGGTTTATTAGTTGCATCGCTAAGAAATACCTTAGAATAATTCCTAGCGAGGTAGTATTGTAATTCACTCCTAGTAGGCATTGTAGATTTATTAGAAGCACTATTACTTTTTTCTGCTTGTTTGAATAAATCGTCTAATATTGACTGAAACGGTCTTGGTTCAGAAGTTATTATTTCATCTACATTTTTTACCGCCCATTGGCTTATTCCTCTAATTCCCATATTTATTCCTCCAATAACACAGCAACTTCAGTAGTTAAGAACAATGAAGCAATCGAGATTGCCGCATTAAAACTTCCCTTTGTTACCTTTACAGGGTCAAAGACACCTGCTTCAAACAAATCTTCATACTTTTCAGTAAGAGCGTTATAACCATAATTAGGATTGCCATTTGAAAATGCCATTCCACCACTTCTACTACTGTTACTCAATAAAGCAAGAGCAGGTTCTTCCAAAGAATCATAAACAATCTTATGTCCGGTCTTTTCAATCGCTAAGTTCTTTCTTGCACTTAACAAACCAAGACCACCACCTGTAATGATACCTTCTGCTAATGCCGCTTTTGTTGCATTCAAAGCATCATCCAACCTTTCTTTCTTTTCACGCATCTCCATAGAAGAAGAAGCACCAATTTGAATAGTAGCAATACCACCACTCAAACGAGAGATGCGTTTTTTCATACGCTTCTTATCGAAATCGTCATCTAATGTTTCAAACACTGACTTGAGAGTATTGATTCTCTCATCAGCCGAATTACCACCAATAATGGTAGTAGTCTCCTTTGTAATAATAATCTTTTCACAAGAACCTAATTCTTCTTTAGTAACCAATTCTGGGTCATCCTTGCTTTCGTCAGTATAGAGGCGACCCCCAACAATAGAAACAATATCACCCAATTCATCTAATTGGGCATCACCAAAATTAGGTGCAGTAACAACTGCAACTTCGATTGTCTTTTGAAGAACATTCATAATAATATTATTCAAAGCACTTCCATCCATCCCTTTTACAAACATTACCATTGGTCGCTTCTCAACAGCCGCTAATTCCAACATTGGTAGAATATCGCTAAAGTTTTTTATTGCTAAATTAGAAGTAAAGATAAGAGGGTTGGTGAATTGAACTTTTCCATCATCACCATTAGCCATCAAATGACTCAAATACCCTTCATCAATTTCTAATCCTTTACGGACAACTAAGTTTGTTCGGTGGCTATTTGATTCTTCTACTGTAATAATACCATCACGCCCAACTTCATTAAGTGCCTGTTCAATTAAACTACCCAAGTAAGAATCGTTGTTTGCCGCAATAGTAGCAACAGAAACAATATCGGCATCTCCAACATCTACTGCCATCATTTCAAGTGCTTCTACAATAATTGCTTGTGCTTCATCCAATTCCTTACTGAGAGTATGAAGGTTTGAAACATCAGCATTATTGATTCGTTCACATAATGCTCTCGCAATAATACAAGCAGTTGTTGTTCCATCACCTGAATTATCCTGTGCTTTACTCGCCAAGTTTTGAACCATTTGAACACCCATTTGAACATAAGGGTCTTCATGTGATACATACTTAGTAATGGTAACACCATCGTTAATAATAACTGGTGGGTTTCCTTGAAGGATTACCGTCTTGGCTTGTGGGCCAAGTGTCGGTAATACTGTATCTGCTACTAAATTAATTCCTTGTAATAGTTTTTCTTTTACTTCGTTTCCATGTATAATCATTTCAATTGCCCCCTAAAGAACTTTTCATATTTTTCCATTATTTCTCTTGACCGTAATGGCGGCCCTTCATTCATTTCTTTGTAGAATAACTTAATCAAATCAATTAAGTATTCTGCATCATCGTTATGTTTATCTGTCATTAGAAAGACTTCCCATGCATATATTCACGACTTTCATTGTATTCCATCTTAGCGAGAATAGCACCTGCAATATCCAAATCTTTACCAAACGCATAATCCATGATACGGATTACAACATCTGCTAATTCTTCTTCAAGAGAAGAAAACTCAATAATCTTATTAGATGACGGGTTTCCATCCCTTAGTGCTTCAAGTGCTTCACTAATTTCAGCATGAATCAAAGCCATGCGTTCACCGTCATTAGGTTCTTCTTTCCAGAAACCATGATTAACAGCATTAGTGTAGATTTTCTTAGATATTTTATTCCAGCCTTTTTCAAAAAGTATTGTCATATTTAGACCCCCGTTGGATAATTTAAATTGTTTTTACAAATAGTGCAAATGTTATCATATTTGACTAAAGCCAAACAGCCCTCTACTTCACATTCTGTATGTATTGCTCCGCACATTATTACACCTCATATCCGTAAATCTTCTTAAAAGGAACAACAGTTAAGTTACCAATAGTTTGATATTGAGTTCCAGTGTTATCGAAATAAACAGTTTTACCAACTAAGTATCTATAATCATCACTAGCACTCAAACACTTTCCTTTGTTATCCGATTTCATTACAATGCCACTTCTACTGGCTTGTTCAGTTTCAATAAGAATCCATTCTCCACAACCTTTCAATATCATTATTCTCCCCTCTCTTTTCTTTCTCGGTCTTCTTCTTCTTCTTCAAAAACTGCCGCTTCATCTAACAACACATTTGCTAAAAGCCTTAAATCAACAACAGTCAAGTTTAAATCTAGAATTGGGTTAATTATTGCATAAATATCCGTATTTGTTAATATTTTATTATTCATTCTTCTTCCTCCTTTCCTACTCTATGTCGTGGATAATTAGGTAATGTTGAACCTAAAGAGCGAATTGCTGTCCACATACTCTCTCTTGTATCTGGTGTATTGGTATTAAAAGCAGTATCTACTGCAAATTGCATAGCCTTTTTAATGTCTAAAGTTTTCGCATCATCATCAGTATCATTATCTAAAAAGTATTGAACCTTTTCAAGTTTCTTATTGAAAGAAACTTTTAACTTGGCCTGTCGTCTTTCATTTTCAACTATCCAATCCTGTAATGCTTTAGGGTAGTATTCTTTTAGCCAATTAGTATCTATTGTTACTGTTCCAAATGTCTTATCCATCTATTCTTCCTCCTCAAATCCTGAAACTCGCACCCAAGCCTTATTCATATCTCTATCAACAAAAGTATAGATATGTTCTTTGTAAAACCTATCCATCTTTTTAGTGTGCTTACCTGCTGTATTCCAAGTAATACCATTCACAGGTTCTCCATTATCATTAACCTTTACAATGTTATCATCATTAGAGTGTAATGCCTTATGTCGTTCCTGTCGTTCTTGTAGAGTAATCTTTTCGTATTCTCTCATTGGTATTTCCTGTAACTTACTTGCGTTTCTATCTCCTATTTTCATTCTTCTTCACTTCCTTGTTTTATTTGTATTCGGTATGTTCCGTCTTTTTCTTTAATCTCTAACTGATTAGGTCTGCTTTGCTCCCAAAATCCATAATGTTCATCTCCACCAATAACATATGCTGTTTTCATATTATCTTCCCAAATAGAAACGGTTCGCCAATCAGTTCCACTGAAATAGGCTGAACCAAATGGATGAGTATGAAACCAACATTTAATCGGTAATGTTAATCCCTTCGGCGGTATAGGAAAATCAACATAACCTGCTGTTCCCGATGAAATGTATGCTCTATTGTTTGCATCAATAACTACTTGAACTTCAAGATTAGGTAGCATTTGCGTTGATGCAAACCAAATAGAATAATGCCATGATTTAGAATGTATTGCATCATCTCCGTTCATATCAAACTCTTCAATCCAATTGTTCTGCAACATAGCGATTATTTCACTTCTCGCTTCTTTAACCTGCATTTGGTATTCCCAAGCCGCATCATCGTTGATTCCGTATCTTTCTTCGTTTTCTATGCTTTTATCGCTCATTCTTCCCATTTCATTCACCTCGTAGTTTGTTTAGTTTTGCCTCAAGACGCTCTGCCTTTCGTGCTACCTTTCGTGCCTTTCGTGCCTTTCTTGCTATCTTTCGACGCATGAAAAAGCCCATCTTTGCATTCTTGGCCTCTTCCTTCTTTCGCTTTGAAATAACCTTAGCGGCTCTCTTAAGCATCAAAACATATTCAGGTTCTTCGCTATCTACAATCATTTCAAGTCTTTGTGCAAGAGAAGCATAACTTCGCTCAAATCTTTCTCTCGCTTCATCAATAGACAATTCATAGAAATTACAAAGAAGGTCTAACTCTTCTTCAGTTTTCCAAGCCTTTCGACTTCTTTCATGTTTTTTCTTAATAACTTCTTCTAGTGCTTCTTCTACTTCCATAAACATCATTTTTTCATCATTTGATAGGTGGCGAGTAGTTGGATTACCATGTTTTTCTACAAAAGTTTTAATCTTTTGAGGCAAAGGTTGTTGAATTGGTTGTTCTTTTTCCAATATATCTACATATACTTTCTTTTGAAGTTCAGTCCAACGGCCATTCTTTCGCATTCTAGTTCTTCGTTGCTGAATGGCTCTTTCAGTCCGGTTAAGAACACCTGCAATAACAAGTGCATCTGAAGGAGTTTTATAGTTATTAAACACATATAATTCCTCTTCTTCTGTCCATTTAGCCATACTTACCTTCTTAGAGTTCTTTTGAACTCTAATAGCCTTCTCTGGTTTTACAATAGACATCATGTTTTGAATTTGTGTATTGCATTCGGTTTTACTAAATTGTCCTTTTAGGGCCTTATCTTTATACAGTTCTTCTTGTAAGGCCTTTATTGCTTTAGTAGTAGCATTTTCGCCTAATACTAAAGACGCATAAAACCTACATTGTTTCCGTGTCGCTGGTTCATAATCATTTTCATACATATTTTTTTCCTCCTTATTTTCTTTTTCCCACTTATACAGTTTTTGATAAATAGTATTGCCTGTTCTCTTTACTTTGAATTTTCGTTCCATTTCTCTAGAAATCTGATTCATAGTCTTACCTTCTTTTCTTAGTTCCAGAGCATAGCCTATTTGTTTTTCTGTCCATTTATTTAATTTTCTCATACATTCACAACCTTAAAATCTATTACTTCTTCTTTATTGAAGTATCTTTGAATCCATTGTGCGCCCATCCCTGCAATTACTATTTGCATAAAATGAACGCCTTTGTTTGTTCCATCCCAAGAATCGCCTTGACAACTAAAAGAACCATCTTCGCCCGTAAGCAAAGTATCGTGCATATTAGAATCTGCCCTATGGCTAACAAGGGCGGCATTCCTACCTTGCGCTCGTAAGTCCAACCATTTAATACTTGTGTTGTATAAGGTTCGACGAACACTCAAATTATCAACACAACATATTACTAAGTCATAGCCTTCCATTTGCTTTACTGTAAGAATAGGAAACTTAGAATAATGATGGACTGATTCATACTCATTCATCATTACACTGGCTTTATTCTGCCCAACATGACCTTTCTTAAAGTTTTGATAGGTTAAGTTCTTTGTTTCTACAATATCGGGGTCTGCAACAGTAATGTTGTATAGTCCGACTTTATCTAAGTATTGAGTCAAGAATGACCCAATCCCGCCTGTTCCAATTATTAATATTTTTCTCATATTTATTCTCTCCTTTCTAATTCACTTATTTGTTTGCCTTTTACTTGGGCACAAGTTTCTAATCCAATTAATCCTAAAAGGACTTTGGTTTGTTTTTGTATTGCCGACCAAGAAGCATCACTCCTCTCGGCAATAAGTTTCAATGTAATTTTTGGATATACAAAGATGTTCTTTGAAATCCAACAGATGCTTTCATAGTATGCGGGCGTTTTATTATACTCGCTACTAATTACTATTGGTTCAAATAACTCAAGAGTTTCCATACATTGAGAGATGAAAACAATATCATCAGTTATTTGATTGGCTACCTTCTTTAAGAGGTATTGTGGGTCTGGTTGTAAATACTTCATTCTACTACCATAATAAGAGTTAATTTTTCTTATTAAACGATTCAATGATTTACCGCCACAATTAAACTCCTCGCTCGCTTTCTTTGCTGTAATGGGTGTTTTGTTTTCTTTCATAACAAACCACACAACTGCTGTTGCTCTTACTTCTAACGAAACGCCCTTGAATGTGTTTTTAGAATGTAGTTCTCTATATACTTCGCCAACTCTATCTCGAAGAGTAGTATTGGCATTAAACACACTTGATAAAACCAATTGTCCTAAAACTATTGCCTTTCTAATGTGGCTATCCTTACTACTGTATCTGTTATGGATATGAGCCATTTTACTTTTACCTGCAATAGTGCTACCCAATTGAGTTGTTCTTTCGGAAGAACTTTTCAGCACTTCTTTATCTATTGAAATTTGTCGTTCTTCAAATAATTCGGTAGCAACAATCAAACCACATTCTTTACATGCGGTTTCTCCCATCACTTCATCATATTCAAATTCACTTGTGTTGCACTCTAAGCATTTCATCAAAATCCTTCCTATTTGTATTTTCATCAGTAATCAAGTATCTCTTGATTGTATTTACAATTCGTATTGTATGAGTATCGTTAATCAATGCTAAGGCTCTTGTTGCGAACTGGTCGCCAAGTGAAGAACCCTTCGCCATATTATCAATGCAAATTGGGCCTTTCCATTTCCATTCACATTCCATGAAGTCTAAAGGCTTATCGTCTTTAGTTTCAGGAACAGGCTGACAAACATATGTAGATACCATTTGAATATCACTCTTAAATTCAGTTGCAGTCAATAGCCAATCATAACCTTGTCCTTTAACAAAAAGGGATTCCGGCTCTTTGCCTTTCATTACCAAATGTAGTTTATCGGGTGCTTCTTCGACCAATTCATGCAAGAGTTGTATTGCTCTGTCTTCTACAATATCCTGCTGTCTGTTCTGTCGCAGAAATTGACGCATCAATTCTAAGTCCGAATCACTCGGTTCATTCCCTATGAGATAAGTGTATAGTCTTTTTATTCCCATATGCTTAAACTTACCTTGTTTCTTTCCATGTAAAAAGAAAGTGCAAAACTTATCAAGTTCTTTATTTGTTATGCTCGCCCAAACACCATCACTTATTTCGATAGCACATTCTTTTTCAGAAATTTGCTGAACATTCAAACGAACATCTATCTTGTTAAAGTTAATGTAATAGTGAAAAGGCACTCGATTCTCAATACAATACTTTACATTCTCGGAAAGGCTCAAAACTTTCATCATTGATGACAATAGTTTAGTTGCTGACTTTTCTCTAATTGCGGTTACTGTTACTCTCGCAAGAGCATTAGCAATAGTAGAAGCCGATTCCGATTTACCATTTAATTTATAGCGACCTTTCGTTCTTTGAATCGCTATTGGTAACTCTTCAATTTTAATAAGAAGGGGTATGTCATCCCGAAACCCAATTCTAGGAGTATTGTATTGGTGTCTTTTAGATAATGCACCTTTCCAAAAGGCGACAAGACCTGCATGAATTGGGTCTTTTTTGCTTCTATTATATTCTACTTTATATTCCCAACCTGCACCATAATTAGATAATTGTTCGCATGCTACTTTAACAGTAGGGAAATATTCTCTGGTGTCGTCTGGTTTTCTAATTTTTATTCCTATTTCTTTCATAATCTCACATCATGTATATGTTGTCATTTTTATTGTTTGAAGCACAGTTATCGTGCATTTCTTTTCTAATTTCTTCTGGTATTAGCAATTGTTGGCCGCATATGCGACAAGAGGTTGCTATCCTCTTCTTGTAAGTCCGGTGACTCTTAATATACTTTGGGTCTTTTTCTTTCATGTTTTCCACCCAAATGTCAATTTACACACTTCGCAATCATAATTACATTCATCCTTATTTAGTTCATGGTATATGATTGCATTACTCCTATCAACCAAATGTTTATCTTTCCATCTATTAAAACCTAATTCAATTGCTTCGTCAAATTCCCAAAGAGCAGTATCTAAACTTTGTTCGATTCTATATAACCTATCATCAGATGGTAACTCTTCACAAACTTCTATTGCTAATAGTAATCTAGTCTTTGACTGTTCCGAAAAATCATTTAGTAGAGACAATATGGCTTTCTTATATTCATCATAAGATAATTTCCTATAAGAAAGAGCCATATCTAATCACCTTAGATTTCGCACAATCCACCGGCACAGGCTATTTCACCAGAAAGGTCAGTATTATCTTCACTTTCAGTTACTTTAGTTAAATCTATTGAGCCAAGAAGAGAATACAAGTTAGTATATTCTTCTTTAGTTATTGTTTCAAATGGTGCTTGTTTATATGTTCCGCCATCAAACGGAAGAACAGACAGTCCATTGTAATAATGTCGGTTAAACCACATCCATTCAGCAACATCATCCCATTCATCTTCTTTGATTGAGATAGTAGCAGATACATTATGTGTATTCATCCCATCAACATGCCCATTATTAACCCAACGAATACTAAATTGTTTTACTCTTTCAAGCAAATCAAATACACTTTCACTTCGGGTAATTGCATTTTCTGGTGCTTTTTGAGGAATACTAATTACTGCTTGTTCAGTTGGATTAAAGTATTCATCTTCAACCAATTCGGGATGGTTGGTAGCCAAATAATTATAAATTGCTTCATTCTTACCAACTCGAACCCGACGAATATAATAATTGTCGTGCCAAGCATGAATACCTGAAGAAGAACCTAAAACAAGAGAAGTAGTTCCTGCGGGCTTAACACAAGTAATTCTACTCGCTGGATTAATTCCAAGTATTTTAGCAACTCTATGATTTTCTAACTTTGCTTGTAGAGAAGCAGATTCAATATCCAATTTCTCAACGATATTAGAAGCAATACCTGTCATTGATACTCCTAACAAAGAATCCTTTTCAGTTGTTTTACGCCAAATATCACGCAAATAATGAAAATCAGTATATCCCGCTTGTAATGTTCCTAAGAAAGCCGCCGCTTTTACTCTGTCTTCTAAATCCTTTTGTCCTTCAACAGTAGAAGCATTTACTTCTGTAAGATTACAGAATTGAAACGGTCTTAGAGCAATTTCACAACAAGGATTAGTTCCCCAATCTTTATCATTACTGAAATAAATTCCGGGTTCTCCGCTACCACTTAATTGAATCCTTTCCCAAACATTCATAAAAAATTCTTTATCTATTCTATGTCTAAGCAATACTGCTGAATTGTTTGCTCTACCTCTTTGTGGGTTATTTTCCCACCAATTACCGGCTTTACAAGAAAGCATACTAGAATCATCAGCACTAAATAAACTAATCATAGCGGCACGACGAATACCTCCTGCTAATACAGCATCGGCTAAATGGCACATAATATCATGTGCTTGAATTGGCTTCAATTTAGAACCATTAGGCATGTTTTGTAAGATACCTTCAACCTTAACTAAACATTCACGCAAAGGTTGAGGGCCGGGTGCTTTTCCACCAGAAGTCTTTAAAAGAGAACCTTTTGGTCTAATATCAGAATAATCAAACTTTGGGCTGCTTTTTCTAATACCCATATAACACTCCATTAAGTCTTTTACTGCATTAGCCCAACCTTCAATAGAATCATTAATGAGATAACGACGAGTTCTTTCGGAATTAGGTTGTTGGATTTCTGGTAACTGTTCAATGTGATGTCTTTGGACAGAATACCCAACCCCCGTTCCACCGAGAAGTAAAAACATAGATTCACTAAAAGCAATATAGGAGTCAATAGGCATATAAGCACAGTTATAGACCCTATTCGGACTAATCTCGACAGGCTTTCCGCCAAATTGCATAGAACGCATTGACGGGAGGACTTTTCGGGTTCTAACATAATTTGTATAGATTTCATTTATTTCACCTTTTAATTGTGGATATGTTTTAATGTGCATTTGTTCATTTCTTGAGACAATTTCATCCCAAGTTTCCCGTCTTTGTAAGTCGGGAAGATACCGAGCATATTTCATATGCACTGTAATGTCGGATAGAATTTGAATTGCTTTATTTTCTGTAGTTTCTTTTTGCATGATTAACACCTATATTTTTTCGCATTTGGTAATTCTAGCAGAGAAGTAAAAGAATGAATCCATTCACCATTTTTGTAGATGACCCATTCTTTCTCTTCAACAAACTGCCAGTTATCAAAATCTTCAATTGCTTCTTTGCCATGCTTAGAAATAAGCATATTAACACAATCGAAGGTATTACCTTGATAATTTATTATTGAATGTCCTTTAGCGCATATTTTTCCAGACTTACCCTGCGCTATAATGTGCATATCTTCATAGAAGTCAGGCTTAAAAACTGCCTTTTCATTAAAGATAATAGGAATAAGCATATTCCACCCTTTTGTTTCAAAAAAGAGATTTAATGCTTCCTTCGAGATAAAATTAAATAAGTCCATATTTGCCACACTCAAAAAAGGGGCAGGGGATTGCCCGTAAAGGCAACACCCCCACCCCAAGATTCGCAAGTTGTGGTCGGTTTAATAACCTACTTATCCGCCAACGATAGCAGGGGTCAAATCAACCTTAGTAACTGAATCCCAGTTAATTTCAGTGATATTCTCCCTTGAAACCATAACATTGTCAATAAACACCCAATGAGTCGGGTGTGTATCAATTTGTTCAAGAACCCCACTACTTTCAAGTGTGAGGTCTGTGTGTCCGGTTTCGTTTTGTATTCGTAATTTAATCATTCGTATGCCTCCGTTGCATTCTCTCCATGTCCTACACCCTTATAAAGCGATGTGGGTTGGGCTGTCTTTTCATTTTGCTTCATTTCTTTCTTATTCATTTTTTTTCACTTCCTTTTAATATTCGGCTTCATAAGCCCTATCTTCTTTCTCAAAATTTCTTTGTTCCAATAAATACGCATCTAAGAGCGAATCCATCTTTCCTTGTAGGCTTTCGATAATACCTGCAATAACCTTTCTATTATAACTAATCCATATTCTATGGTATATATTAACTATTACTTTAGGGTTATCTTCTTCATCCATCGAAATTACAATAGGTGGCAACTCTGCGTCATCAACCATTCTAAATTCAACTTTCCTTTCTTTTTCCATTATGTTCATTGATATTCCTCCATTTCAAAATTTGGCAGCACTTTGGCAACTACCTCTCCATTTTCGTCATATACTTCTTGTGATATTTGGTCTAATACCCAATGTGCCTCTTCATGTATTACAAACCTTACATTATCAGAATTAATAGAAAATAACGGCACTTCTACATTTTCTAAGAATCTCTTTTGCAATTCAAAAACAAGCATTTTACTGTATGAAATAACTTCATCAGCATTCAATTCCAAATCACTATTTACAAGTATTTGTTGTATATCAACGAGGCTAATCTCTCCTTTGTCATACAATAAGTTAAGCACCTTTCTGTCTATTTGCCCTATCATATCATATTCCTCTTGGCTTGTTGTCGTCATGCCATCACCTGCAACAATGATGCTAAGGACTCTTTATTCTTTGCGGCTACAAGTGCAAATAGTCGCTCATAATCGGGATTATCGTCAGCATCAACGAGACTAATTAGAGTATCGGACAACATTCGAGCCATTCTACTCATACTTAAATCCATGAACACTTTTGCCATTTTGATACTTAAATCATATTTCATTTGTTCATGTGCTAAACAATGAACACAATTAACACGCATCATTACATCATGTTGAAAATCAAATTGTAATATTTGACCTTCATTATTACATTCTTCGCAATTCATTCTTCTTCACACTCGCAATAATCATGCCAATCGGCACAATACTTTTCTTTACATTCTTTACATTCTTCTCCCTCCATAGAGTCATCTTGTGGGTCAATCCATGTTCCATCTTCATAGAAAAACCCACAGTCGTTAAGTAAATCATGACAATCTCTTAATTGTGATAATAAATTATCTATTTCTTTATTCAAAAAAACAACAGGGTTATTTTCACTACCTGCCCAACCGCAACGGCCACAGGCATAATAGTCTTCATCAACTTCATTTGCCATTCGGCCACAGCCTTCTCCTTGACATTCTATTTCTTTCATTCTTCTTCATCTCCAAATAATTCTTCATAACCATAACCGTTTTCGTAATCTTCACGAAGACTACTTTCATAATCACTCATTCCAACTCGATATGCTATTGGGTCAATTCGATACAATCCCACTGATGGGGAATACTCCAAACTGCCAATTTTAATTGGTGGGTAGCAATCGTCTAACATATCGTCATACAATTCTTTTAATAGTCTTTCATTCATTCTTCTTCATCTCCTTCTATACCCAAATGGGCTGTTAATTTCTTCAATTCTTCTAATATTTGGGCTAGCCAATATCCATCATTTATCATATTTATTCCTCCTGTAATTTAGCGTTATAAGTTTGGTTGAACGCTTCAACCTTTTTTGCCATCATATTATTATAATGGTCTTCGGGCCACCAATTAGGCGGCTGTGTTTTCCATGTAGCAAACTCCCATTTACCTTCAAGGTAATAATGCCTGTAAGAAGCAATTACAAAATCCCAATCTTTAGCATTAGGATTACGATTGTAATACTCCTTCTCATCTAATCGGTATTTATCAAACATAGCAATAGTTACCGGAGTCAATCCGCTGTGTGGATAATTGTGTTGTAATATTGTATCTTGAAAAGCATGGCAATCATGTATTCTATGAAATGAACCATGACATTTACTGTATCTACTGCGGTATTCGTCGCAAAGAGCCAACCCATGTTCAAATAGCCATTCAAAGTTATCCAAAGATTGCCTCGCCCAAATGGTTGAGGGGTGATTTAGCATGGCGGGCTTCATCAATTTTGAGTCATATGCCACATGAAAAGCCTTAAGGTCTTTCAATTGAGGTTCATTACCCACATGTTGAATGTATTGCATGTAAAGAATGTTAGTATGAAGCATTTGACATGTTTCAGTTGGCATTTTGACTACATGCTTATCAAGCATTTGTCGTGCTGATTCAATTGGGCTTTTTGATAGTGCAAATATATTCATTCTAATTCCCACTCCGATTTGTAAGCATCCAACATAATGTCAATTATACTATAAATAGCATATTGCATATCATGGTCGAGTTCTCTCGCTACTTCTTTAATATACATTAGTAGCATATATTGGTCTTCTTTTAGTTTGGGCAATTCTTTCATTCTTCTTCATCCCCTACAATATAATACTTCCAATCAATGCTTTCATTAGCATGTAATTCTTGCGAAACCTGCCACATTAAATCATAAAACCAATTAAGGTTTGTTGTTTCTAATTCTATTTCTATTTTATATTTCATATTCTTAATCTCCTTTTTGATTTTTGGTATGCTTCATAGTGGCGCAAACCATCGGCCACATATTGTTTATAGAGAATCACTCTCTGTTCTTCTAAGGCTATCAACCTATTCAAGTATTCTTTTTTGAACAGGCGGTGGGAGCCAATTCGGGTTATATCT